GGACGCTATTCTGCTGTGCTCGGCTTTGTTGGCCAGGAGACTGACTATGGCTCGTATGATCAGAGCCAGTCAGGCCCGTTTTGGGATGGCGACGAGGAGATTCTGAGCCCCGTCTGGGACCTCCGAACTTGGTGGAAGCTCCATGATGACATCAATTGTGCGGCCGTGGTTGCCAACGTCTCTTCTGGCCCCGGCCCGGCCGCCCCCCACATGCGTCTCCGTGCCGCTATACGCCGCTGCATGCGCACAGGGGTTGGTACTACGTCCGACCTCGGCTCCCTGCACAATATCCAGTCGCACGTCAAGTGGATCATCGGTGGCATCACGGTCCCGTTTGCCAAGTCTTGTGACGAGCTGGGCCTCGTCACCAAGGTCGCCTACCACCAAAAGACCAACGGCATGACGTTTCTCAAAGGGTTCTTCTGGGATGGCACATGGAATGTGCTCCCTTCCGCATGTCTCAAATTGGGCAAGATCATGCGTGATCCGGTTGTGCTGACCGGTCTTCCCGACGCTCGTGTGGCCGCTTCTGTCATGTTCCAGGCAATCATGTCCGGCGTCGATGTGCCCCCCGACTACCCTCTTTTGGGTGTCTTTCGCTCAATGTCGCTCCAGTTGAATCGGGCTGGTGGAGTTTCTGGGCGTGCCTTTGCTGCGCTCTCCGACCCTGTTGTGTCGGAGGACGCACGGTTCAAAATGAGACATGCGCGTGCCCCGCGCTCTGCCGTGCTCGAGTTCATCTCTGAGCGATACGGCCTCTCTGAGAACGAGATCATCGCCGCAGAGCGTTTGGTCTCCACCGTTTCCTCTCTTCCCGCGCTTGTGGTGCACCCCGTTTTTGACCGCCTGAAGGCGGTTGACTACGTGTGAACCCCCTGCGCGGCCCCGTCCTCAGCATGACGTAAAACTGCTTTGGGGTGATTCCCCACTTGCCCGACAACATAATTCATTCAGAAAACTTTTACCACTACGGATCCCCTTTCGCGTGTTGACTACCGTTGCCCCCGCTGCTGCTATGAGTTCCGGCCGGCCGACTACCTACGGCCCCATGACCGAGAAGCGATCGAAGAAGTTTGCAGCTGCCCAGGCCAGGGCGGCACAGGCTGCTCTTGTCGCCGCTGCGGAGCAGCCACCTGCCCGCAAGCGAGCGAACCGTCAGCGCGACCGTCAGGACCCGGGCTCGTCGAGTGCCATCAACTCCAACCAACAGGTCGGCCTCCGCACTGGTTCCGCTCGCCCGTCGGGCGTTGGCAGTGCCTTGGGTACCACAAAGACCCAGCTGCTCGACGCCTTCACACGCCAGGATCAGGCGATCCTTGCCTATCTGGAAGGGGTTTGTGACCCCTGGACGGAACACCAGATCCGCGTGCCTCTCATTGTTGGCGGCTACGCCCTCGACACCGAGACCTTTCAGGTCGTCTATGAGGGCGAGGCTTATGCTGGCACCCTCGGCATTGCCATGGTTCAGGTCAGCGCCAGTTCTTGGCTTGAGACCCAGCAGGACAACCAGTCCGGCCTGCCCGCGGTCCAGTTCGAGTCCTACAATGGTGGCACCCAGGGCTCGCCCATCTTGGTGAGTGCCAACAGCACCACTGGCGTGTCTGGCTTTTCAGCCCAAGGAACCGGTGCCGTGGCTACTGTCACCGCCGTCCCTGCGCGCCTTGTCGACGCCACTTGGACATCCAACACCCGCATGCGTGTCGTGAGCGTTGGGCTTGAGGTCTTCAGCGATGCCTCGCTCAACAATGCCACAGGCAAAATCATGATCTGCTCCACCATCCTTCCTGGCGCCACCACCACGGCCTACGGGCCATCTGCCGGCGGCCTCGACGGTAATACCTTCCAGCAGATTGTCACCACACCCCGCAAGGTTCTTGAGCGTGCAGAGGTCCCCCTCGCAGGCTGGAAAAGTGGCGACGTCCTGCGCGCTTTCGCCGTGCCCTCCGAGCCACAGTGTTTCAGCCTGTGCTCCATGCCAGCCATCGGGTCCAACCTCACTCAGGGTTCTATCCTCGGCGCCATCGCCATCGGCATGGCTACCGGCCAGAGCTTCAGCTGGCGCGTCGTGTACAACTACGAGGCCATTGCCGAGGTCACCAACAGGACCAGTGTGTCCACGTCCACGAGCGTCAATGCCGGCCCTGACCGCGTTGCCAATTCGCTCCCGCACCTCATGCCGTTTCGTGCCATGGCCGGGTCCCCCGGAGAGATTTCTGGTGCCCCTGTTGCCGTCCATGCCCTCGCCAATGAGATGTCCTCGCACCGCCCCAGCCACGCAGCTGCGGTTGTGGAAATGGCCAAGCGCCCCGCTCTCCTTAAGATGCACCCCCAAGCTGAAACGCTCTCCCAGGGCGTCAACAAAGCTCTCGACAAGGTGCTCGACAATGGGTGGCTCAAGAAGGTCCCCCTCATCGGCGGCATGGCCCACGACCTTGTGGACTGGGGAAAGTCCATCTGGAACATGTTTTGAGTCCAGCAAGAACAAACTATTAAACTGTAGGCTCATCACCTACTAACCCTGTG